TGCTGGCGCGGGTAGCACGCTGTCCGTTCAGACCCCGACCCCGGCCACGGTGGTCATGCAGATCAACAAGGCTAAGTATTTCTCGGTGCAAACCAACGACGTACTTGCGCAGCAAGCTGATCTGGACATGATGAATATGTTCACCGAAGACGCGGCCAAGCAAATGAAGATCGCAATCGAGGACGAAGTGTTCTTCAATTCGTTCGTCAACGAAGGTCCGGCTGCGGCCAATAAAGGCGCTACCGCTGGCGCTCGTTCTGCCGCGTACAACCTCGGTACTGACACCACTCCGATCGACCAGACCACCCCTGACAACGTGCTGCAAACTGTTCTGCGCCTGTCGGCTACCCTGGACGAACAGAACGTACCCGAGGATGGCCGCTGGCTTATCATGACGCCGTATGACCGCCATCTGCTTATGCGCTCGAACCTCGCTCAAGCGTATTTCACTGGCGATCAGTCGAGCACGATTCGCACTGGTAAGATCGGCATGATTGACCGTTTCACGGTCTACGTGTCGAACCTGCTGCCGCGTGGTGCGAACGGTAAGGCGCTTGTTTCTGGTCTGACTTCGACTGCTTCGGGCGCTACGCTTACCAATGCCAAGGATCGCCGTCTGATGGTTGCTGGTACTAAGGCATCTTGCGCTTTTGCTTCGCAGATTGTCAAGACTGAGCCGCTGCGCAACCAGACTGACTTCGGCGACATCGTCCGTGGTCTGCAGGTGTACGGTCGCAAAGTGGTTAAGAACACCGCTTTGGCTACTGCGATTATCGGTTCCCCGGTCTAAGTAGTGCAGGGGGACCGAAGTCCCCCTGATTCAATGGAGAATACACAATGACTGTTTATGATCTTGTAGACCTGTATAAAGGTGAAATTGTCTCCAACAAAGCTCAAGTTCGCGTTGACGGAGAGTGGATTGTTGTCGGCCATGTTGTCGGTGATGCCTTCGAGTTGACTGCTGAAGGCGAAGAGCTTGCCGCGAAAGGCGCAGAAGTCACCGAAAACGAGCGTAAGAAGAAAGAGCCTAACGAGCCGGTGGGCGAATAATGGCTACTGTGTCGCTCGACGTATTCTTGCCTGAAATTACTCCGATCGTAATCGGATGCCCTGAGCCGCTCATCAAGAACGCGTTGCTTATTGCTGCGAGGGAGTTTTGTTCTCGCACGTTGTGCTGGCAAGTTTCACTGCCTAAAGTCGAGCTTTCAGATAGCGACTTTCCATATTCGATTCCGACACCAACTGACGGAGACTTGGCTCGTGTATTGTCGGTGCGGACAGACTACTTTAGGCTGAGTCCAACGACAGTTAACATATTGGATAACATGGCGAATTGGGAAGATCATATTGGCGCTCCACGCATGTTTTACCTTACGCCAACAGGGGCACTGGTACTTTACCCACGTTTGTCTGAGCCTATTGAAGTTCGAGTTACGGCAGCGTATACAGTATCTTTCGATGCGACACAGTTGGAAGATATGCTATTTAACTACTGGCGAGATGCTATTGTCAGTGGAACGTTGAAGTATCTGCAGGCTATGCCGAACAAAGGGTGGAGCAATCCCGATCACGCAATGATTTATGGAAGCCGGTTTGAAAATGGGATGAAAATATGCGCAGCGGAAACATTGCGCGGAGCGCACGCGATGTCCGGGGCCGTAATTCAAATGCGGCCTGCTGTGTAAGGAGTCATCATGGGTCTTCAACTAAGCGTTCCGATTGCTACCGCACGAGGCATCCTGAATGATCCTAATGCGACACGGTATTCACCGGCTGATTTGCTACAGTATGCAAATGACGCTCTGGATCAGATCGTTAAGGTTGTTCCGCAGTTGTTCTATGTTTACGACAACTTTACTTGCGTTGAAGGGTCGTTACAGTCTCTATCTTTCGATAATTCTGTGGCGTTGGTAGACGTAAAGCGTGTACAGAACGGAAATGCGGTCACTCGATCTGACGTAGGCATCTTGGATGATTTCTCACCCGGATGGCGCTTAGGACCTACAGGGGCGGCCAAACATTGGATGCCGTTGGCTGATGACCCGCGCAGGTTCCTCGTATACCCGCCTGCACCAGCTAACCAAGTTCTCGAAGTGTTGCGAGTCGCTGTACCATTAGAGTTTACGGAGACCGCAGATACATGGTTGCCTGCACAACTCGCTGACGCGATTTCAGATTACATTGTGTATCGTGCTGAATCGCGTGATGATGAATACGTGAACAGCAACAGGGCGGCGCAGTTCTTCACGTCTTTCGTTGGAAAAGTAAAAGGAGCGTAAATGGCACGCAAGTACAAGAATAATGCCAGCAGCACGCTTGCTGGCGCACTCGCAGTAAACACAACCACGTTGACCGTTGCTACAGGTCAAGGGGATCGTTTTCCTGTTGCGTCAGGCTCAGACTATTTCGTACTTACGCTTCAGAAATCAGGCGGAGTGGAGATCGTAAAGGTTACGTCACGCGCAGCTTCGTCTGATTCTATGACTATTCAGCGTGCGCAGGAGGGTACAACGGCACTGTCATTTTCTATCGGTGACATTGTGTCGTTGCGTGCTACTGCCGACTCATATAACTCCATCGACGCGCACATCTACTCTACAACTGCTGCTCATTCAGCCAGTGCGATTGCTAACACTCCTGCAGGTAACATTTCATCGACGAACGTGCAAGCCGCACTCAATGAGCTTGACACTGAGAAAGAGGCCGCTGGTTCAGTAGCAGCGCACGTTGCGGCTGCTGATCCGCACCCGCAGTATCTCACATCGGCAGAAGGCAACGCGGCATATCAACCGTTGAACGCCAACCTGACAGCGGAATCCGGCCTCACCGGAGCGGCTAACAAACTGCCGTACTACACCGGGGTTGGGGCGAAGGCACTGACAGACTTGTCTGCTTTTTCCCGTACATTGCTGGACGATCCTGATGCTGCTACAGCCATAACTACACTTGGCGCACAAGCAACCCTTGTCTCAGGGACGAACATCAAGACTGTGGCAGGGCAGTCGTTGCTTGGCAGTGGGGATATTGCTATTTCTACCCTTGGTCGATTATACAACATCACGCGCATTACTACGGCTGGAACTGGTACCTACCCCAAGCCATCGAATGTGAACCGCTTGTTGATCCGCGCGATTGGTGGAGGTGGAGGGGGATCTGGAGTAACTGGTGCTGGCGGCGGCGGCGGTGGATATAGTGAGTTGTGGATACCTTCACCTGCATCATCTTATGCATATACAGTTGGCGCCGGTGGCGCTGGCGGAGGATCAGGTACATCTGGTACATCAGGCGCGAACGGAGGAGCTACAACCATTGCTGGAATGTCCGCAGGTGGCGGATCGTATGGGGCAAGTAATGGTACTCCGGGCGTAGGAGGGACGGCAACAGGTGGAAGTATCAATGTGCGTGGAGTATCGGGCTGGTATGTCGGTAGCAACGTAGGTGGTAATGGTGGTTCTGCTCCGATATTAGACGGTGGCGGCATTGGTAGCGGCGGAGCAGGTGGCGCTGGTATATTTGGTGGCGGAGGAGCAGGTGGATATAGCACTTCCGGTGGAGGCTCAGGTGGCAATGGTTACATTGAAATTTGGGAGTTTGAATGATGAGAGCAGCACGAATCGAAAACGGCGTAGTTGCAGATTTGTGGGAAGTTCCGTCGCTCGATTGCTACGGTGACCTGTATACGCTTGTTGAAGCGCCTGAATGGGTACAGCTAGGTGATACCTATAGCAACGGATCATTTACCCCTAAACCGAAGCCCATTGAACAAGCAAAAGCCGAAAAACTCGCAGAACTCGACCGCGCATACGATGCAGCTATCCAGCAGGCAATCACCTATATGGGTCATACCTTCCAGTCAGATACCAACTCGCAGGATACTCTTACAAAGACGCTTACTACGCTGAACGCAGTTGGGAATGTGCCAACCGGCTTCGCATGGTGGGCTGCAGATAATATCGCTGTTCCGATGACTCTGGCTGAACTGAACGGGCTGGCTATGGCAATGCTCAATCAGGGTTGGGTAGCGTTCCAGAATAAGCAAGCTAAGAAAGCGGCTGTACGTAACGCTCAGACTGTTGACGATGTGAACAGCGTGGTGTGGTGATGACTGCTTTTCGTCTGACTGGTTTCCAAGGGATTCGTCCTCGCGTTTCGCCGAGGTTGATTGACGACAATGTTGCGCAGGTTGCGGCGAATTGTCGTTTGTCGTCTGGTGAGATTGTTCCGCTCAAGCAACCCGCTCTAGTCAACGCACCTACAACGCAAGGGCCACTTCTGTCCATTTACAAGGCCGACTCGATCTGGTTTAGCTGGAACAAGGACGTTGACGTTGTTCGATCCCCTCTTCCTGGAACGTTAAAGTTCATCTACAGTGGAGACGGTGAACCTCGTATCACGACGATCGCCTTAGCGACAACCGGAGGCACTGGAAGCTACCCTACACAAGCTCGCGCCCTAGGAATCCCGTCCCCACAAACCGCGCCGACTGTCACCGTGACTGGCGGATCGGCTGTCGCCGTTAGCCGTTTTTACTGCTATACGTTCAATTCTGACTGGAACGAAGAGTCCGCGCCATCTCCATTGACTCCACTGATTACAGGTAAGCCTGACGGTACGTGGTCAATTACCGGCTTTGATCCCTCTCCTGCTAATTCTGGTACAGGCACTGTGTCGGTGTCTTCCGGTGTAACGACGTTTACTAACGGCAGCGCGGTCAAACATTGGTTGCGCGTAGGAGATGAAGTGATTATCAGCGGCACAGTTGTCGCCGTATCTGAGGTTGTCAGTCCGACTGTATTCAAAATGCTAGGTAGTTTCACTGGTGCAACAAGCTGGTCAAGAAAGGCTCCTTGGGGATCATGTAAGAAGCGTCTATACCGTAGCACTGGCACGACCGGGCAGTTCCAACTCGTTGAGGATAACATTGAGGCTAGTACAAGATGGAGTGCTGGAACGTATACAGACACCCTAGCTGATTCCGCGATCGCTGGAGACGAGTTGATTTCTGCCACTTGGCAACCTCCTCCCGCCGATCTAAAAGGTGTAATCGCTCTGCCGAGTGGTTCGATTGCAGGCTTCAGCGGTAACGAAGTCTGTTTCTCCGAGCCATTCCAACCACACGCGTGGCCGCCTGAATATCGTATGCGATCACAAGGCTACCCTGTTGTATCGCTAGGGTTGTATACATCAGGTATAGTCGTCGGCACTACAGGTGTACCACTGGTGTTACTTGGGCATGAACCAGGTCAGATGGCCGCCCAACCGGCTGAAGGCTCATACCCATGTCTAACGAAGCGTAGCATGGTGAGTCTTGGTGACAAGGTAGCGTATGCTACTGAGCATGGCATGGCGACGATTGGCGACAGTGGGGTAGATATTCTCACTAAAGATTGGTTCAGTCGAGACGAATGGGATACCTATAAACCGGAGACAATGTTCTCTGCTTTCATACGTGGTCGCATTTATACGATGTCGGATTCGCAAGGCGACTCCCCGCAGATGTTGATTTTCGACTTTCTTGATAAGACAGGTCTCACCACGGCTTACATTAACGCTACGTGTCTCTTTGCTGACAAGCTCACTGGCAAACTTTACATTTCCGATGCAACTAATCATGACATTCGCGAATTTGATCCGCCAGGTGGCTTGTACATGCAGCAAGACTGGATGTCGAAAGAATTTGTGTTACCCGAACCTGTGAATATTGGTGCAGCAAAAGTCAACTTTGATTCGCGGTTTAGCCAGCAGGACATCCTTAACCTTCAAGCGCAGTACGATGCTGCTGTTGCTGCAAATACTGCGCTAATCTCATCTGGCGACGCTGGAGGTCAAGTTGACGATGAGCAAGTTAATTTCTACTCGGTTAACGGGTCTGACCTTGTTGATGTTTCCCCACCTGAAACAGAGTCTCCAGGTGTCAGCTTTACTTTGTACGTTGGCGGTAAAGTTATGTTTTCTAGCAACATTACGTCTTCCAGCGGGTTCCGCCTTCCGTCAGGCTACAAAACTGATACATTCGCTGTTCGCGTACAAGGACAGTCGCTGGTAAAGTCGATCGAACTGGCTGAGACTATGCAGGGACTGAAGGGTGTCTAAGAAGCGTCCGATCCCCGCACTGCCTGCTACATCGGCTGAACTTGGCCGCGTGGCGTTCGACGTGGCGCTTAAAGAGACCATCGAGATCATTACTGGTGCTCGGAGTGGCCCAATCCAACCACTTACTGACACATCGACAACGAGTGATATAATCAAAAAAATCAATGAACTTCTTGCGAGGTTGCAATGACGGAACTGCCTAAAGTGCTGGTCAAGTACAAAGGGCGGACGCTTGATGCGAGTACGATTTTAGCCATTATTGACGACGTTAATCGTGTCAACTGCAACCCGATTCCGATTTCACACATCGAGTCGAGAACTTGTAAAGGTTTTGTTTTTTCCGCAGAGCGTTATCGGGATTGCCTGGACGAACTTAAGCCGCTACATGAAGCACACTGGAGTGAAACTGAGAAACACCGACACGAGCTACCTTTGAACCCTGACTACGATGGATTTCTCCGTATGGAGGATACAGGTTCGTTGATATTGTTCACGGTTAGAAAAGATGGCGAACTCGTCGGGCAAACGACAATGAAGATATATCCGTCCATGCACAGTCAGACACTCGTTGCCAACGAGGATAGTTTGTTTTTGCGCAAGGATATGAGAGGAAGCCTGGCTGTTGTCATGGCGTTTATCAGGTTCATAGATGACAGCCTTGCAACGGTTGGTGTGCGTGAAGTTCGCGTAAGTTCAAAACTGGTAAACGGTGCTGACAAGTTGATGATGCGTGCGGGTTTCAAGCCGTTTGCAACTCAGTTGGTAAAGATGATTGGAGGAGCTAAGTATGAAACTTAGGTCAGAACTGAAATTTGAAGCTCGCCTTGGCAAATCTTTCTGCGATTGCCACGACTCTCCTCCTCCTCCAGACTATAGGCCGCTGGCTCAGGCGTCTGCAGAATCTGCTCAAATTATGGCAGAACTTGGGCATGAACAGCTTGACTTAGCCAAGCAACAATATGCAGACAACAAGCCGCTTCTGCAAGGTATTGCACAGCAGCAAAAGGATATTGCAGATCAGTCTCTTTC